ATAATGTAATTTTAAAAACTAGCATATTTATCGTCAATCAAGTCTATGTTAAAACAATTAAAAACACAGACTTATGAAAAATTTTTTTAAACAATTATTTGATGACAATAATTCCATCAATGAAAAAGCAGTAGTTGGATTTATTGCTTTCTTTATGCTTGTAATAGCATTAGGAGTAGATTTAGTCACTGGGTATTTTGGAAACCCATTAGTACTTAATGAATTTATATTTGATGGCTTTATGGTCATTGTGTTAGGTTCATTCGGTATTGCCTCAGTTGATAAGTGGCTAAACAAAAAAGGTAACAGCGAAAACACAGATAAAAGTAACGAGGAAGAAATTCAATAAGTAATAAAATGAAAAATTTATTTCTGTTAATTTCTTTAATAGCTCTGCTATATGTGCCGAGCTATGGCCAAACTTGCCCTACACCAAGTGGTAATTCTATTATAATAGATTCAGTTTATCCTGTAGGGACATCTGTATCAAAAGAAACAAATGTTAAAATTTGCTACAACAACACAACTAGTACTAAAATAACTGGTTTGCAGTTTGCTTTAAGATATGATACAGCAGCATTCATCAACCCAGTATTATCATTATCTACTATTGACCCAAGTCAGTATCTACAAACTCATGTTGTTGGGAATAGAATAATAACTACTGTTGTATATACAGGTACTGATAGTAATTTTACTTATGCTTCTGGACAAATGTTTAATATTAAATTTGAACATAAAGCAGATAGCATATTTCAAAATTTAGCAAATATATCAAACTTAATATTTGACAATTTATATCCTACTGTTGCGTCAACCTCAGAAGGCAAAGATACAGTATTAACTAAATTTAACGCGGGTGGTAAATTCTTAAGACCAAATATATCTTTTCATGGTACATTTGTTAATGTGTCAGGTTCATTTACTAAAAACTTATCAGTTGGTTTATATAAGAAACCTAAAGCATCTACTACTTGGAGTTTAGTTAAAGTTGATACTACTGATTTAAGTGGTAAATTTAATTTTGAGGCTGATATAGATACTACTTGGTATAATGCTAAAATTGAAGTTAAAGGTGATACTTTATCATTGGGTAATGTTGTAACAGCAGCCGACGCTCAAAAAGTAAATAGATTTGTTACTGGATTAGAAACACCTACTGGATTTGATTACCATGCCTCAGATGTAAATGGTTCAGGTGAAATAACCATCGCTGACGTATATAGTATCTTTAATAGGATTGCTGGTAGATTTACATCTTATAATGTACCTGATGTTAGATTCTTCACTAAGTCTCAATATGATACTATCATAAATAATTCTACTATAAACTATAGTTTAACTATTCCTGGTGTTGTGAATTATTCTTATACAATTATACCTGGAGTTGACTCGGTAAGAGTATATGTGTTAGCCTCAGGTGATGCTAATCAAACAGGTTTCCGTATGGCTAAGTTAGTGCCAATCAAAATTATTAATCCTAACAATGCTCCTAACTTTATTATAGACCAAACCACAGAATACTATGCTAATTTACAAGAGATAGAAATTAATTTACCAACATTAAATGTAGAAGAAGGTAACTTAGTTAATATACCAGTTAAAGCATTAATCGGTAATCAATCATTAGGAGCATTTCAATTGGCTTTAAAATATGATAAATCATTATTAGAATTTAAAGGTGTAGTGACAAAAGAAAAAGTTGGTAAATGGTTATCATTCACTAATCCAAATGATGGTATAGTTGAATGGGGTGGTGTTGATATGTCAAATCAAAATAATATTGTTGATGGTGAAGAGGTAGTTGTATTACAATTTAAAGCCTTAAAACCAAAACAAGATTGGGCAGCTAGTCCTATATATGTAACTCGTAAATTTGTTGGTAATACATTTGCAGATGATTTACGTATCAGACCAACTGATGGTAGGATTGAAGTTCAAAGAGTACAATATCCAACAGTTAATGTAGGTACAGATGTAGCAGACATTTTAATTTATCCTAATCCAACAACCGGTATGGTAGCTGTACAATTTAATGTACCTGCTAATTCTAATACTACAGTGTATTTTGTTGATATATATGGTAATAAAGTAGTAAATGTTATTGATACTAGGATGCCTGAAGGCCAATACAGATACACTGCAGATTTAGCTGGATTAGTAGGAGGTACATATTTCGCTATTATGGAATGTGATGGTAAAATAATATCAAGTAAAAAAGTAATATCAGGTATAACGTTATAAATTTAGAAAGGAAAAATCATGTCAGAAGAAACAAATGAAACAAACGAAGGTACTTTTTCAGGATTGAAAAAGACTATTATTGCAACATTAACAACACTTATTACAGGTGGAGGAGCTTATTTAGGTACTACTATATTTGGTGGTCATAGTGAAACCAAAGAAGAAAAAGTAGTACAAGTAGACTCAGCTGGACATCCAGTATCCGCTGTACCAGCTCCTGCTCCTGTTATTATTAATGTTCAGCAAAATCAAGAAAACACTCAACAGCAAAAAACTGCTGCTCCAACTGTTATCAGAGAAAGAGTAGTTGAGAAACAAGTTCCTGCTAAGGAAGAAAAGAAAAAAGAAGATAAACCTAAAGAAGAAGAAGCACCATGGTAAATAAATTAATATCTGTTTTAGTTATTTTGGTGTTAGTGTCATGTGGTACAACTAGAACTGAAACATACCAAGCCGACTTTGAAAAGAAACAGTCTATTACCACTGTAAGTGATTATGATGGTAAACAAATACCAATTCAAATTTTATCTATTGGTATTAGTGATAATGTTTTAAATATGTATCCTGTACTTAAAGAAAAGAATGTAGGATTAGGTGTAACTAATATTGCTTTAGATTATCTAGAAGGTACTAACCGTTTTGAATTCACTGAAGATAAGGAAGAGATAAAATTAAAAATGGTTAAGCAGTTTCAAGCTAGTAACAAAGGTTTTACTGAAAATAAATTAGACGGTAAAGGTAAAATTAAATTAGCTAAGTTTTTTGTGTATATTGAAGTATATGACTTCTCAGTTGATGAACAAGAAACATTTGTAGCTGGTAAAAAACAATTAGAAGTAACTACTCGTTTAGGTTTACAAGTTAGATTTGTAGACGCTGAGTCAGGACAAGTTAGAGTAGGTTCTGGTTTAGGTGAAGCTACTCAATACGGTCAATCGTTTTTAAAATCAATTGAAATGAAATTTGCCCAATCAACCGTTGGTATATCAACAAGAAAAGCTTTGGAAACAGGTTGTTCTCGTGTTGTAACAAGGATGATTAAAGATGGCATTTTTGAAAAATAATTTACTTGTTGTCTTACTTTTCTTAAGTACACTATCGTTTGGACAAACGATAACTTATTCATATATTGATCCTTGTACTAAAGAAATTAAAAAACTTGAAGTACCATCACAAAACGGAAACTTTCCAGTTACTGTAACTTATTATGGTCAAATACAAAACTTCACTCCTCAACAATTACAGAGTGGAGAATTTGATGTTTGGGCAAATGGTGTTTATAGTAAATATGGTAAAGGTAATCCATGTGGTTCTGTTGGATTTGATGTAATTACAGATAATGTTTTAAACATATCTAATGTCATTGTAACAAATGTTTTATCATTAAATACATTAATAAATACAGTAAGCAATTTTGGTGGTACAGCCTCAGTAGGAGCAGCATCAGCAGCAAATGCTACTGAAGGTAAAACAGAAGAAGAAAAGAAAGAAGAGAAAAAAGATGAAAGCAATAATAATTCTGGTGGTGGGAGTGGCGGTGGTTCGTCTAACCCCAACAGCAGTACTGATGAAAAATCTAAACCTAAAACAGAGGTTGAAGATGAAAAGGTAGAGCAAGAAACAAATGTTAATACAGGTTCTAGTACTAATAGAACTACTAGTCAAGCATCAGCAACTCAAAGACAAAAACCAGCTATTTTATTAACTGGGGATATTGTAGGTGTTCAACGAGCATCTGATAATTTACAAGATAGTAGGATAACAACTAGTTATATTAGAATGAAAGGTGATGGCAAATCATCTTGGGGTGCATCAGCTGATTTTACTATAAAAGCACAAGTTGGTAACGTCTCAGTATTTAAGTCTTGGATAACAACTAAAACACAAAGAAAACATATTGACTTAGTATCTAACAGTGTATCATTACTACCTAATACTTTTACAAATACTTTAGTATTTATACGTATAGATAATTTAAAAAAGGTTACTTGGTTATACGGAGCAGCTGGTGTGTATGGGACAATGTATAAGCAACCAATGACAGCAGCAGTAGCAATAGCAGGTGGAATGTATAGAGGTAAGATAACAAATAAAATAGATGCTGTAGCAATATTAGCAGCTATATATGTTCCTTATATGAAATATTATACCGAACAAGTGTTTGAAGCTAAACCAATTGCAATACCATTTTTAAATATAAACTACGCAGTTACAAAAGCATTTAGAATGGGTTTAACTGGTGGTACTACTTATTCAGTAACTGAAAATGTATTAAATTATCAATTATTGTTTGGAGCAAAATTAACGTTATGAGACTAATATTACTTTTATTATTACTACCAATTTGTGTTTTATCACAGGATTTTAGACATCAAGGTTCTATATTCAATATAAATAATATAGGTGTTGGAAATATACCTGTTAAATTATTTACAAAAAGAACATCTGTATATAGTATAACTGAGCCAACATACTCAGCTCAACCATATAATGTGGGCACTGTTATACAATCTTCTGATGATGCAACACATGGACCCTTTAATATTGGATTCACATTTAAATACTTCAATAATTTCTATACTCAATTTTATGTTGGATCTAATGGTTGGATTGGTTTTAGTGCTGGGCAAACAACAGGTTATACAGCTGCATTTATCCCAAATGCTGGTTCACCAACAAACGCTATACTAGCTGATTGGGAAGACTTATTACCAGGGGCATCTAATATTCGTTATACTACAATAGGATCAGCCCCAAATAGAATGTTAGTTGTATCATTTTTTCAAGTACCACACTATGGTTGTAGAACTAATTTACATACATTTCAATTTATATTATATGAAACAACCAATGTAATTGATATAAACTATTTAAGTAAACCTTTATGTAGTGGTAATAATGCAACAGCAGGTTTAATAAGTACTAATTTTAATACTGTAGTTCCATTAGGTGGCAAAAATGCATCTCAATGGAGTATTAGTACAGGTGAATCATATAGATTCACTCCAGCAGCTGCTGATACTACTTGGCAGTTAACTAATACCCAACTATCAGCTTTTAATGGTTCTTATTTATTTACTGGATTAGAATTAGATATCAATTCATTCCAATTTAGGATAGTAGCTGAACCACCCACTAGTATAAGTAATACATCAACAGATTGGTTAGATTTATCTAGGATTATTTTAAGTCAGCGGGCCTCTAACTCAGGAGATTATTATCGTTATGACATTAATAATGATACTATGTTTTCAGTTTCAGATTTATACTTACAAATACAAAAAAGAAAATGGAAAGTACCAGTTGCTCGATACTTTACACTAACAAATACAAATATTATTAAGACTAATACAGTTGATTTAAGACCTACAATCCCAGGTACATCTACATCTATACTTGATAATCCATCTCAAAACGGAACAACAAACTTTTATATTATAAGAACAGGAAATGCAAACTAAATTATTATTTTTTATTTTATTGTTCTTACCATTAGGTATGTTTGCACAGCCAAATCCACCTGCACCACCTCCTCCTCCACCTCCAGTTAAATCTACATCATCACCTCGTGAAGATTTTGGTAACACTCAAAATAATATAGCTGGGTCACAATCTAGATCATTTGGTGGAGGTTCAATAATTAAGCCTAATCAAATATATAATGCTGCTGACTTTATGTTAGTTGGGAGTCCAACTTATGAAGAATTCTCATTTAGACCTGGTACTAGTTTGAGTTGGAGTAAACTCAATCTTAAAAAAGGTTATGGAGTGAATGCTATTATTACATTTGATTTAACTCAACAGGCATACTCAGTTTATTATAGATATAAAGATTGGTATTACCATATAAATTTTGGTAGAATGGGGATGGCATTAAATACAGGCGCTAGTGTAACTAGAATTTGGGAACCTAAAATTATTAAAGGTCTTACTTTAGGAACTCAAATAGGAGTTGGAGTTGTAGCAAATGGTAAAAGTACTGATAAAGATGCTTATTTTGTAGCTGTACCTTATTTAGTCTTAATAACTCAGAAAGAGTTTGTTATAACAAAATATATAGATTTTAGATCAGAAGCATTCATCACAATGTGTTCTCCTTATTATGATATTGGTATGGATTATATAAGTACATCTTCTACTTTTAATGCTATTACTGGTGGTTGTATAGGAATTAAATTGTCTAAATATTTTAAACTAAACTTAACTCATAGAGCTAACATAAATACAACCCCAAAATGGGGAGTAATGCATAACATATTAATAGGAACAACTTTTAAACTATGAAAAAACTAATATTTTTTATTTTATTATTCATACCATTTATAGGTATAAGTCAATGTGTACAAATTGATTCTGTATACTCAACTGCAGAGATTAAACAATTAGAAAACAGAAATGTACTGTTTGGAATAAAAGCCATTACAGAAGATCTATTACAAGAAAAAGGATATTCACTATGTACAGGTGAACCTGTAACAGTTAATGTAACTTATATAGGTGTACCTGAAAACACATTTCGTATTGGAGGGTTTGCTATCAGTAATAAAATAACTGAGGTACGTGTGACTATATCTATTGGAAAAAGTATGCACTCTGGCTCAGGACGATACAAAACACAAGCTAAATCTATGCTATTAGAATTAGATAATGGCGTACCATTTCAACAAACCACGTTATCAATAGCATTAAAAATGGCAATACAAGAGGCATTAAAGTAAATTTAATCTTCAATAAAATCAACATATTTATTATTAATTAATGACAAAAAATAACGATAAAATGCCTAAAACTCCCATTAGTTTTGAACAGTTTTCAAAAGATCCAGTAAAAGGATTATTATTTATAGCATTAATTGTTATTGGTTATCTTTATATTGATGGTAAAATGAATTATCAATCACAAATTACCAAACATGAAGAAAAAATAATTATTTTAGAAAATAAAGTAGATTTATTATCAACAGCTCTTAAACGTTCAGACAGTGCTCTAGCTGTAGCAGTAACTAGACTTGAAATATTAACCCAAATGAATCAAAAATGAAAGCAACATTAATTTCAATTTCATTAATATTATTATTAATAATTACAACTGCTACATCAACTAAACAAAATAGTAGAGATACAGAAATTGATGTTATGATAATTAAAAATGAAGAACATATCTCTAAAGCAGACACTATTATAAAAATAGCAGATCAACGTCAAAAGGAAAAAATAGATGAGTTACATGAAGCCGTTTGTAAACTAAAAAAAGAAAAACAAATGTTAGAATCTACATTAGAAACAACAAAACATGAACTAGTAGTTATTAAAGAGGTTTTTAATATTATTCCTATAGATTCAAATAGATATTAAATAAAATAAGCTTCTTCGGAAGCTTTTATTTTGCTCGTCAAAATACCTTTCATACATTTATCAAAAAATAAATAGTTATGAGATATTTTGAAATGTTTAAATTAGGAAGTTTTACAGGTCACCAATTAAAAACAGCAAGTACTATTCTAAAAAAAGAATTTCCTAATGGTCCTAAAGTTAAAAAAATGGAAATAGAAAGATTTTCATTTAATGAAATAGCAAACCATATCCGTTTATCATATCAACAAGTAAGTAAATCATTACATGAGTAGTATGATAAACACAGAACCAACAATTATTACCATTAAGTCAAATGGTAAAACAGTAACAGCGGAATTACCTTGGGATGTCACAATGCCTGAAGTAGCTCAAGCAATCAAAGGTCTATTAGTAGCTAATGATTGGGGTGTTGAATTAGTAGATAGATATATTAAGACAGATGAATAAAAAGAAACCAGATATTGTTGTTTGGGATGAATTAAATGAATATAATGCTAACACAAAACATTATCCAACAACTATTGGTTCACCAAAATTTGAACTACCAGATATTGGTTTAGTTAAAAATGAAGCTTCTAAAAAAATGATTGATGTATTTAATCGTCAACGAGAAGAAATAATTCAATCAATAGAAACGCTTCAAAAAGAATATATGGACTCATTAATGGTTTGGGGATCAAAAATTTCATTTGACCCAATTGTTGGTGAAACATATTACTTATATAATTTTAATGGTGTAAATACACTATCATTATTATCACCAAAAGATTGGAATAAAGATAATGATTTTATAGGTGCATTTACACTTAACTCAGATAGAAAATGGATAAAAAGATGAACGCACTAGATAAACACTATATTACTCTATTAGAAGATATATTAGAGTATGGAACTAAAAAACAAACCCGTAATGGTGAGGTATTATCATTATTTGGAAAGCAAATACGTCATCGTATGAATGAAGGTTTTCCATTACTTACAACAAAGAAACTTCATTGGAAATCAATTGTAACTGAGTTATTATGGTTCCTTAACGGCCGGACTGATTTGAAATGGTTGTTAGAGCAAGGAAATACTATTTGGGTTGGTGATGCATGGACGCGATATATTAATGAGTTTAGAAGAACATGCCCTAAATGTCCTGAAATTACAAAAGAAGAATTCATCAACAAAATCAAAACAGATGATGAGTTTGCTAAGACGTGGGGTGAATTAGGACCAATCTACGGTAAACAATGGAGAAGTTGGGGTGAAGAAAAACAAATAGATTTAGATACATCCATTGTTTTAAGAGTTGAAAATGGAATAGAAAAACACCCTTATAAAGAATTTATAAGCAAACAAGGTATAGACCAAATCCAAAACTTAATCTCCGAACTCAAAACAAACCCAGACTCAAGACGACTAATGGTTTCTGCTTGGAATGTAGGTGAATTAGACCAAATGGTTCTTCCTCCTTGTCATAACTTTTGGCAAATGTACTCTGTTGAAAAAGAAGGAAAACGTTATTTAAGCATAATGGTTAATTTAAGATCTAATGATGTACCTCTTGGATTACCATTTAATATAGCAAGTTACGGTTTATTATTAGAAATTATAGCCAAAATAGTAAATATGGTACCTGATGACCTTATTATTAATATAGGAGATGCTCATATTTATTTAAATCAAATAGAAGGTATTAAAGAACAGTTAACTAGAGAACCTTATCCACTCCCAACATTAAAAATGAATCCAATATTCCTAGCTAATTTAGAACATAAAGGACTAGATGAAGCTATTAACAGTCAAGTTAATTTTGAATTAGAAAACTATCAATATCATCCTTCGATTAAACTTCCTTTATCAAATTAAAAGTTATGAGTTTTCTTAAAGACAATTTAACAATAGTTATTCCATGTAAAAATGAGGGAGTAGGTTTAGCCTCTACCTTAATTAAAATATTAGCTTATCACGATTGTAATGTTATTATAGCTGATTCATCTAATGATGATACTTTAGATTATTTAAAAGGTATTAATTTTATAACTAATGATTATATTAAAATAATTAATGGTGGTTTACCCGCGATAGCACGTAATAATGGATTTGAACATGTTAAAACACCTTATGTTTTATTTTTAGATGCTGATATGGATATATCTAAAATACCATTAGAAAATATGTTAAAAACAATAGTTAATAAGAATATTAAATTAGCTACTTGCCATATTACAACATATAATTTAAAATATGCTTTAATATATAAATTATTTGACCTAGTACAATGGATTATATCTTTCAAGACTCCTTTTGCTGTTGGAGGATTTATGTTGTTTAATTCTGAGTATTTTAAGGAACTAGGTAAGTTTAATGAAGAAGATAAATTTGCTGAGGATTTTCATTTATCAATGAAAGCAAATTCTAAACATTTTAAAATATTTAACCAATATATTTATACATCAGATAGACGATTTGAACGTAAAGGATTTTGGTATATGGCTAAACTAATGATAAAATGTTGGTTTAATAGGAATGATGATAATTTTTATAAACAAGATTATAAGTATTGGTCATGAGATATAACACAGTAATTATATCAGATTTACATTTAGGAAGTAAAGCATCTAGAAGAGATGATATCTTAGGATTTTTAGAAAAACTTGAAACTGATACTTTAATACTAAATGGTGATATAATTGATGGATGGGCCCTAAAACGTGGGTCTAAATGGACTAAAAAAGATACAAAAATAATTAGAAAACTTTTAAAAATATCTGAAACAGACACAGAGGTTATTTGGATAAGAGGTAATCATGATGAGTTTTTAAAAGATTTTCTTCCATTTCATCTTGGAAATATTAAAATTGTAGAGGATTGGATTCACCAATCAAATAAAACACGTTATTATATTTTTCATGGGGATGTGTTAGATATTTTTATCACAAAAGTAAAATGGTTAGCATATATCGGTAGTATTGGATATGACATTGCACTTTGGATAAATAGATGGTATAATAGATGGAGATCATTTAAAGGATTACCTTATTATTCTATATCTAAAGATATTAAAAACGGTATAAAAAAAGCAACTAATTTTATAAATGATTTTGAAGATAATGCTACACGATTAGCAAAACAAAAAGGATGTGACATAGCTATTTGTGGTCATATCCATCAACCAGCAATAAAAAAAGAATACCTCAATTCAGGAGATTGGTGTGAAAATTGTACAGCATTAGTAGAAAAAAAACATGGAGAGTGGAAATTAATAGATTATCATAATAATTAAATCACTTTATCAAATTAATAGTGTCGGCACAACTCGTTTTGTATATTTATATGTATGAAAAACAAGAACAAAATAGAGGGATACAACGAACGACACCTGGCCCAATTAATTAGGCGACGGATGCTCTCTAAAGTAAAACCAAGTGGTAAGATATATTCAAGAAAAAATAGTAAAGACTCGAAAGAGTCTTTTTCTATGTCAAGATAATATATTATATTTAAAATAAGATTATGAAAGATTATTTAAAAACAATGATTGTTGCTTTAGTTTTAGCAACAAATGTAAGTGCTCAAACTAATGACACTGAGTATGAAGCTATAAAAACATATGCTGCTATTGACCCAACTATGTATGTTAAAGCAATGAATCGTATGTTTAAATTTGATACATTATGTTTAGATAATATTTTAATAACTCATATTAATGGTAATAAAGTAAAAAATAAATATGTAACTTATTCTGAAATAAGAACCTATTTAACTAAACGTTATTATAAACCTGAGGAGAAAATTTTTAAACTACATTCTGAAACCAATAATGGGTATGTACTTGTTATTGGTCAATATGGTAAAGATCCTGATATTGCAATAAGATATTATACTATATTTTTAGAACAAACAACAGGTAAAATTACTGTAATTGAAATAGAAGAAAATAAATGAATAAACTTAATACCAACATATATTACATTTATAGAAGTATTAAAAACTTAATTAAGTGGTTTTCAGTAATATGGAATGATAGAGACTGGGATCATGGTTATATTGAGGATATGTTGTTATTTAAGTTAAATAACATGTATAAACGATTCTCTAACCCAGATACCACTTATGTTAATTGGGAGTCATATTATGCTAGTAAAGCACTTAAAGCATTAAAATTATGTATTCAAATACTTGAGCGTAGAAAAAATAATTATTATACTGAGTATTGGTGGAGTAGAGGTCAAACACATGAAGACCTATTATTGTCAAGCCAGTTAGAAGAAAGAGATTGGAGATTGTTTTGTAGAATGATGGAAAAATATTTTAACTATTGGTGGGATTAGTTTGGAGGGCAAAACAAAAATATTATATTTAAGTAAATTAAAATTTAAAGTTATGAGTATAGTATTTATTATCGGTTGGCTGTTTATTATAGCCTCATGGATTCCAAAACCATTTATCAAGGATGAACGTAAGCGTTTAGGAACAAATTTAGTATTAACAAGTATTGCTGTTGGTATTTTTATAGCAGACTTTATACATCAATTCATCAAATAATAAGTAGAAACAACCCCGCCCCATTTTCTTGTTCTGTGCACAGGAAGGATTTTCAAGGTGGGTGAGAACGGATGACGTTTGTCTTTTGTAATCCGTCAATAAACAGAAAAAGGCAGGTCCTGCAGGATCATTAGTCAGGTAGCGTAGTGGTAACGCCCCATATTGGTATGGGAGACACAGGTTCGATTCCTGTCCTGACTACTAACATCAAAATATGATTATAGCGATAACAATTCTCTCAACATTATTAGCGATAGTTACCTCGCTTGCGATATATTGTGTAATACACATTAATAAAATTAATAGTGAATTAAATGCAATAAGTGAAGAACAATCTCGTCAGAATGAGGACATCAGAAACATAATGATTGCTCATATGACACTAGTTCAAGCACTTAAAGAAGCATCTGAAATTGAACAATTAAATAAATTATATAATCACAATAAAATAAAAGGAGAAGCATAGTATGGCAAGTATCACAGTTGACATAGACATAGACGATTTGATGTGGGATATGTCTAAGTATGAAAAACAAGAAATGGCTGAGGCGTTATATGAGGAAGGTATTATACCTAAAGAACTTAATGCTGAGGTTGCTATTTGGGAAAGTAGAATACCTCAAACTAATTTAGAAAAAGAATTAGCTGATATACTTGATAAAGTATGGGATAATAGAAGATTCATTAGTAATGATGATTTAGAAACATTAAAACATCTTTCGAAAAAAGGATTATAGTAGGCAAAATACTTTACTTATATTTACAAAAATAAATGTTATGGCCGTACAAATTTACCAAAACGAAGAATTAAATGACATCATGTTTCAAATTGAAGCATTAGATGAATGGAAAGAGTTAGCTAATGAATTGGGGATGGAATCTCAATTAGATTTTGTTAGAAAAGCAGAATCACCTATTCCATATCCTCACATTAACAATTCAATGAATCTTATTTTTAAAACATTATGTCCTGCAAGTACTGATTTTAAGACGTATAGTAAAACAACTATACCTCTTGAGGTACTTAGGCAAATAGGATACTCAGTAAAAGAAAAACATTTCACTAAAATTGAAATATGGTATGATGATAAATCACCTGATCCATTTGCTGTAGGTTATGTACAAAAATGGACTCCATACAATAAATCATATAATCGTCTTAAAGATACAAACAATAAAGATATGTTGTTTGATTCAAGTGAACAAGCTAAAAACTATGCTGAGACTGTAGGTTTTGATTACTATGGTACCACAGAATCAATATGTGATAAGTATTTAATTGCACGTTGGGCCGATGAACTAAGACCAATACCTGAATTAAAGGAAATGGCTAAAGAACGTTTATTAGAAAAATATGGTGCTGAGCTAAGGATTGAGATAGAAGAAAGAGCACAAGCACTTAAAAAACTAACAGATAATGTTATATTATATTTGAATGCTGAGATAACAGAAGGTCAACTAAAAGGCAGCAGATGGTAAAGAAACGTAAAAAATGGATTCCACCCAAAGAATTTATTGTGATAAGCGATGATGGTTATTTTGCTGGGCTACATAACGGAGGTAAATTTAGATGGTCATTTGAATTATCTGATGCCAAACCACTTACTAACATCGAGCAATTTGAGACGATCAAAAGAGGTTCTTTTGGCAAGGAAATTATATTAGATTTCCTTAATTAATTAAAAATAAAGGTTATGGATTGGGGTAAAAGATTTATTAGTTTGTTTTATAAAGATAAAAAAACAAAAGTCACTTATGAACTTCAAGGTACAGAGCGTATTGATATTATAGCTCGTTTTTTAATACATGAACGTAAAGTAGTTGATTTGGATATATATGAAGTGGCAGAGTACGGATTAGAAAATAATGATAAATTTTACTTTATTATAAAATCTAAAGAATCAACACCACCACCTCCACCACCAAAAACAACTGAAAACGTAAACGATAATCAACCACATAGAGCAAGTAATTAATATGGTACTATTAAACACACTATACAAACGATCAACAACAGGTAAAGTTACTCAATGGACTATTGAAGTTGAGAATAACTGCTATAGAACAATATCAGGTTATACTGATGGTATTAAAACAACAAGTGAATGGACGTGTTGTGAAGCCAAATCATATTGCACAGCAGAAGAGCAAGCACTTAAAGAAGCACAAGCAATACATCGTAAACGTATTGAATTAGGTTCGTTTGAAAATATAAACGACATCATACGCAGATAAATTCGCAAATGATTTCAATGCTATATGCTCGTTAGTTAAGAAAACTAAACCAACAGCACAAGATTTAGAAAAAAGCGCTGAATCAATCCAGTATCACATTTATGATTTACCTTCATATAGTGGAGTATTTTCAGATAGATATAATAAATTGTGGAGTTTACAATTACCTGAATGTTGTGTATTAGTTGATACTCATCAATGTTTTGATGATGAAGATATAGAAAATTATTATTTTGAGTATGTTGAACAAGGTTATGAAGGTCAAATGATTCGTTTAGATAATGAATATGAAAACAAACGTTCTAAATCATTACTCAAACATAAATCATTTATTGATGAAGAATATACTATACTTGATATTGAAGAAGGTGGTGGTAATAAAACAGGTATGATAGGATCATTTGTATTTGAAAATAAAGATGGTAAACGATTTAATGCCTCACCTAAATTCAATTGGGAAGAATGTACTGAAATGTGGAAACAAAAAGACACATTAATAGGTAAACAAGCAACAGTTAAGTATTTTAATTTAACACCTGATGGTGTTCCAAGATTTCCATATGTAATTAAAATTGATAGAGATTCTTATGAGTAAATAGATTTGAAATAAAACTTTAAGTTATGGAAAATAATAATAGTGTTTGTTATGTTACAACAATCAACGAAGTAAAACCAATCCCAGGTGCAGACAACATTGAACAAGTTGTTGCTGGTGGATGGAATTGTATTACTAAAAAAGGTGAATACAGTGTAGGTGATTTAGTAATCATAGCTACTACCGATGCTGTTATACCTCAAGAGTTATCAGATAGTATGGGCGTGACTAATTATTTAAGAAAAGGTCAACGTGTACGTACTGTTAAATTGAGAGGAGTATATAGTGAATGTTTAATTATTCCATTTAGATATGCTGAGAAATTAACACATCCTAAAGCTAAATGGGCTGAAGGTGCTGATATGATGGATTTATTTAAAATCTATAAATACGAACCACCAGCAGTACAAGTACAATTGTCTTCAGGTCGTAAAATTAAATACCACCAGAATCCAAACTTCCAAGTATACTATAAATTTCCTAATGCTAAAAATGTTAGCGGTATGTTTACTGAAGAAGATGAAGTTCAAATCACCCGTAAGTTACATGGTACTAATGCTCGTTATGGTATTGTTAAGAAAAATAAATTATCATTCTGGGATAAGTTAAAGAAATTCTTTGGTTTAGCTGATAAATGGATTGACTATGAATATGTTTATGGTTCTCATAATGTAGAAAAAGGTAGTGACTCACAAGGTTTCTATGATACAGACGTATGGAGAACAGTAGCTGAAAAATACGACATTAAAAATAAATTATGGGCGTTTGTTAAAAATCATAAACCATCAGAAATTGGAAATGGGATAGTGGTTTATGGTGAGATATATGGTCCTGGTATTCAAAAGAATTATGATTACGGATTAAAAGAATTAGAGTTTGCTGGGTTTGATATTATATGGAATGGTAATTATTTATCTACTGAGCAAACTTACTACACAATGGCTGGGAAGGCTTTTGATTTTATCGGTGGTATTGATTTACCACACGTACCTGTTTTATATATAGGTTATTGGAATCAAGAAATGCAAGACAAATATACATTCAATAATAATATTGAAGATACTAAAGTACCACATGAAGGTATTGTTATTAAACATACATCAGGAGAACGAAATAAAGTGTACAAGTGTATTAACCCAGATTATTTAATTTGGAGTGAAAAACATGATGTTGGAGATTCACACTAAAGATAGGGGCTGTCAAAGCCCCTTTATTATCTTTATAAAAACAAATAATATGAAAAACATCTTTAGAATTGATCCCAAAACACTACAACCAAAACCAATTAATGTAGTAGGTAAAATTATTGTCATCACTATTATTGTGACAACAGTATTAGGTTCTATTTTATTTTACTCAGGCTATAAATTGGGTAAAAATGTTTTACTCAGTTTATCTGAGGAAGAAAAATTGATTGTTATTCAAGAGTATAATAAATTCTCAGAAGACAAATTAATTGAAAAACTAAAAGAATTAAACATTAAATTCCCTCACATAGTATTAGCTCAAGCAAAACTTGAAACAGGTAATTTTACAAGTAAAGTATTTAGGGAAAATAATAATCTGTTCGGTATGCGTGAAGCACATCAACGTATAACAACTGCTAAAGGAACTGAAAATAACCATGCTTATTATCATACATGGTATGAATCAGTTTTAGATTACTCATTTTATCAATGTAAATATCTATCAAACATTACAACTGAAGAACTGTATTTTGATTATTTATCTCAATCATACGCTGAGAATCCTAATTATGTTTCAATATTAAAGGATATGATTAATAGAGAAAATTTAAAAATGAGATTTGGCTCATCAAAATAAGTTTGTTACATTTACAATGTAAGAAAATAATAATATGAGTGGAGGACATTTTGATTATAATCAATACCGTATCAGAGAAATAGCTGATAGTGTAGAACGACTTATTGAAAAGAATGGTAAGAAAATAGATGATGAGTTGATTAAAGAAAATCAACGATGGTATGGAGATGATTTTTATGAACGACACCCCAATGAATTGTATCATCATAAATACTCTGATGAAGTAATTGATAAGTTTAAAGAGGGATTAGACATACTTAGAAAAGCTGAAATCTATGCTCAACGAATAGATTGGTTGGTGAGTGGTGATGATGGTGAAGAATCATTTTTAAGACGATTAAAAGAAGATTTGAATAAATTATGAAACAAACAAGAATTAAAGTAACATACTTAGCAGTTGATTCAGATGAAAATATACCATTAACAACAGCATCAACATTTGGAGATTTAAGATTAGCATTAGATGAATGGTATGGTATAGGTAAAGATGAAACAGCAAAATGTTTAGGATTTATACCTTACCAATCTAAATATGGTGATGCTTATGAGGGATATTATGAGTATGAGTTTTTATTTGGAGGTGAGATTATAAAAGATAAGGTTAAAGTGTATTGTTTAGATTATTATCCACATACAAAATATGAAGTTGAAATATGAAATTAAAAGAATGGCTTAAAGATGTTTATTATGATCCATTTGGTCAGTACCTATGGAGTAAACAAGATGATGATGGTGGGAGTCAAATGATTGGAGAAGTTAGAGGTTGGGGTGCTTTACAACATGAATTTGATACAGAAGATGAGGCTGCTAAATTTCAGGATGAAGTAGGTAAATTCATCGCTGAGGCGATAAATGAAAAAATTAAAAGAGATTATGACACCGAGAGAAAAAGCAATAGAGCTGATTCAAAAATATAATTTAGTTGTTTTGGATACTGCATTGGGTGGTAGTAATCAAAGAGTAAAACAATGTGCTTTAATAGCAGTAGATGAAATAGAAAAAGCAGAAAGGAATGTGCTACTAAAATTCAATTTGGTAAATGAAGATATGGTAATGCATTATTGGCAATTGGTAAAACAAGAAATAGAAAAATTATGATAGAATTAATAATAGTATTTGTATTAGTATGTTTACTTATAGCAATGTTTATTATAGATAGATATAATGATTATATAGGAACATTTATATTTGCTTTATTTGCGTTAGTAATATTAAGTATGTATGTGGGTTGGAATGATAAGCAATCATTTGAAATTAAAAAACAAATCACACCATCAATAAAAATTGAATGTGTTGATGGTAAATGTGATACAACTTATATTTATAAATTTAATAACAATAAGTAAATTATGTATAAATCATTCAAATTAACAAAGCGATATAGTATATCATTTGAAACTTTCCCTAAATCAGCTAAGACTATTAAAACAAAAATACCAGCTTACCATACAGGTATATGTAAATCAACAGATGAGATAAATGAATTTGATACTTACTTTTTTGTTTTAGGGACATTTAGGATATTATGGTATGTTCAACATAAACACAAATGTGGTATTTCTAATAGTTTAAATAAATGAAAAAACATATAAATAAAAAAATCAAAATACTAGACGCCAAAACAACACCACTAGAAATTATTCAAGAATCATTAGTTAATTATGGTTGGGGATTTTTAGGTAATAGTATTGTAGTGTTTATGGCTAAACAAATAGACATAGCTGTGTTTATTAATTTCATACTGTACTATACTTTAATTTCATTTATATTGAATAGGAATAAGTATGAAACTAAATTAGGCAAGTTTATAGTATTACCTATGGCCGCTGCTTTAGGAGCATATAGTGGTTATTTGTTTGCAAAATGGTTAACAGCATTAATTTAAAATATATTTTGGAAGGCAAAATAAAGTTTGTATATTTAAATCATGGAAAATGAAATGAATGATATTCCATATGAAGAACGTAAAAAAGCATTTTACGAAAACCCAGCTTCAAAATGGCCTAAAATAGAACCAGAGGATTTGGAGGAACGTCGTCCAAAACGAGGTCGCAAACCAAAACCCTCTAAACGTATATTAAATACATCACCCGATCACTATAAATGGTGGAGAGAATAATATGACAACAGATAATAAAATACAAGACGCTATAGAGGAATTTGGCGCAAACGTAGTTCACGAAGTAATTGAAGTTGTATCTGTATCAGACCCAGATGGTGCATATTCAATGTTTGAAGATATGGGTATGTTTGATCACCAAGCGTGCGTTGAAATGTTGTATTTCGAATAAAGAAACTGTGCTTTGTTTGTGGCACATGTGTTTTAGTTTTTAATTGTGTAAGATTGGGGTTGTCAAAACCCCTTTCTTATCTTTATACTTTATAATATGAAAAAGATTTTAGTAATACATCCTGATGATAGGTCTACAGATTTTCTACGCCCTATATATCAACAGTTACCTAATACAACTGTAGTTACAGGTGGGGTAACCAAAGAGCAGGTTATAGATATGATTGACCAACATGATCAAGTTATGATGATGGGGCATGGAGCACCATTTGGATTATTTTCAGTTGGAAAATTTAAAAATACAAATGGATTTATCATAGACCACAATGTAGTAGGGGTTCTTAGAAAGAAAGACAATAGCGTGTTTATTTGGTGTAATGCAGATAAATTTGTTGATTGGTATGGTTTGAATGGAATATATTCAGGTATGTTTGTATCTGAAGTAGGTGAGTCTGTTTATTGTGGGATACCTTCAACTCAAGAACAAGTAAATGAATCAAATGATATGTTTGCTCAAATATTAGGTCAACAACTACTGGCTGAATCATCACTCGAGCGAGTGTATGATAATACAAATCAAGCGTATCGTGTATTGGCTGAGTCAAATCAGGTTGCCAAATACAATCAACAACGATTTTATTATGCCTTAGATTAGGGAAGGCAAAACGATTTTATTATCTTTAAATCAATAAATAAAGAAGATTATGTATAAATGGAAAGTTACATTCACTACACCTGCCGCTAACGGTAGGTCACTTACAGAAGTAGTTGAGGCCTCTCAATGGTCGTATGCTAAGGCTATGTTAGAGTCAAAGTATGCTGGTATTAAAATTCGTCAATATACACCTATTAATAACTAATATATGAGTCAAAGATTAAAATGGGAATGCTTAAGTGCTTGGTTAGAGCAAATGAAAAAGAACAATAAGTATGGTAAACCCAAAAAACAAATTATTGTTGAAGACGAAGCCGAATTCAATTACAAACCTAGAAAAAGAAAGTGATTAAATTCAAGATAAGATATACTCCTGATAATTTACTTAAATGTCAACTCAGTTATGCTCTTAAGTCGGTTGAAGTTGAAGATAAGTTTATTGTCTGTGAGTTAATCGATATTCAATCTAGTTTTGTTAAAACAAATCAACTTAAACTTAGTTACATTAAAAAAGATATTCTAAACATCAGAATATGAGCAAAGTTAAAACATTAAAAAAACAACATGATTTTTTGAATTTAACATTGATGGATGTTATCCAAATGATAGACCCATCAGGTAAATCAAAATATGTTGATTTGTTTGTAGCAAGTATCAAACAAAGATTTTTAGGACTTAGAGATATAGATTCATATCTTGATGAATTCATAGAGGTAGGATGTCCTCAAACAATAAAAAATCAAGATCGTTTTACCAAAGTATTGTTTCATGAGTTTTTACGTCTTTTTGAACACAGCGATTTGTCTAATGTTTACAAATTCCATGAGTTAAATGAAAGACAACTTATTGCCAATAACGATATATCAACTTACTCAACTCTTTCTGATTTAAGTAAAGCTATTGGTTTGGCTGAGTTAAGATTAAATGATAAGGAATTAGAAAAACAAATTATCGTTTTAAATGATGATAGAGATTGGCTGGTTATCAAACCGCTGTCACACGAATCATCAGTCAAATATGGTTATGGTACTAAATGGTGTACTGCAATGAAAAATGAAAGTGAACACTTTTTTAGGTACATACGTCGTGGTATATTGATTTATTGTATAAACACAAAAACAGGTGATAAAGTAGCATTTTTCCATAATATTAACTCTGATTATGATAAGGAAACTAGTTTTTGGAATGCTAAAGACGATCGTATAGATTCAATGGAATCAGATTTACCTAGTTTTGTATTAGACATTATCAAAGAACAAATAGCTAATAAGGTTACAAACGCTGATTTACGTAGTGAGGAATTAGTTGAAGCAGAAGAACGTCTAATTATGAGCAAATATACATTATTAGAGAACGAGATAGCAGAACCTCGCCCAAACCCAGTACAAGAAGCAAGAGCTCATCTCCAACAAGCTATATCAGAATGGGCTAATCGTACACCAACTCCAACTGACATTGATGAGAATGATGTTATTGCAGAAATTTAAATGGTGGATTGGCAAAGCTAAAATATTATCTTTACATCAATAAATTAAAACAATATGTCATTTAAATCATTGCCAAGTCGTGTTGTATACGACACCGGTATTCAGTATTTAGTTTTCTATCCAAACGGATATGGAGCATCAATTGTTCAACATGAATTCTCATATGGTGGAAATAGGGGATTGTGGGAGCTAGCCGTAATTAAAGGTAATGAGGAAGAATGGGACATATGTTACACTACACCAATAACAAGTGATGTGTTAGGTTATTTGCAGGATAATGAAGTTGATGAATTATTAACTCAAATTGAGGCGCTATGAAAACACTTATCATAAAATTATTTGTAATTGTATGTTGTGGTGAGTACAGTAATGGTACTTATCACTACGAGGCTAAATCACCAAAAGACAGTACTACGTACAGTGTTTATAGCACTACAAAGTACAATGTTGGTGATACGATCCAATACACTGTAAGATAGTTTGATTGGCAAGATTATTGTTTATATATTTACATCATAATAAAAATTAAATAATATGAAAAAGTTCATAATAAACCAATTGGAAACTAAATCATTTGGAGGAACAGTTGGAATAACCATTATATTGATTGCTTGTTTATTAATGGCAATCTTTATGTAAAAAACATAGTCAGGTGGCGGAATTGGTTAGACGCTTATATTAACGAGTGGACAGCGTGCCATTGGGGAGGGGCCAAGAAAGTTACGCATACAGGTTCGAATCCTGTCCTGACTACTAACTTTAAAAACAAAACTGAAATGAAACAATTTATCAAGAAACATGAAGATTTATTTAGTGCTATTGTAAGCATTATCTTAACATTTTTACCATTAACATTAATTTTATTATCTGTATAACATAAAAAATGTTTATTTGTTTGGCAAGACTACTATTCGTACATTTACATCACAATTAATAAATTAAAACATGAAAGTAGCAGAATTAAAATCACAGTTTAGTATTTACGGAAACAAAGGCACAGTATGGAGTAACAACGCTCACATCTATGAATCAGGTAAAGGTAACTTATGTGGTACCCCTGCATTAGCAACTAATTGGGCTCGTATTGAGGGATTGACTGAGGCCAATTGTGAGGTGTGTAATAAGGTTTATTCCAATATGTTTAACTCTAATAAATAAATAATATGAGAATAGAAACGATTACCTCAGGAATTATTGAAAGTAAACATGGTTGGGCTGTAGCAGAACAATTTATTGATACTTGGAATGGTGAGGATTTTGAAAAACAAAATTATAATGCCTTACTTTATATTAAAGATACAATTGATGGTTTGGTTAATAGTAATATCTTTAATGAAGTAGTTGAAGCTGAGTTAGTAGGTTATTTAGTAGGGTTAAATGAATATTTGGCTTCTGAGGAGTAGAATGTTATATTTACAATGTCACAATTAATAAATAATATGTTTTTAGAAAAATTAGATTACATGGAAGGTATGAGTCCTACTAAACATGTAGAAATTTTAGAACAAACTATTAAAATCCTAAGTAAAAATTGGATTGAAGAAGGTTTTGATGAACAAGATATTTATGAATTTGTTTTATCAAAAGTTAAAACATGTTTGGCTTCTGAGAAGTAGGATGTTATATTTACTAAGTAATAATAAATAAATAATATGTCAGAACAAGAATATTTACTAAATACGTTAATAAACGATATTGAAAATTTTCGTGATGCTATTAAAGATGGTGATATGGATGTTTATCAATTCTACGAAGAAATAATAGCATTGCATGATTGGGTTAAAACTCAAGTTGATTAGGAGGGCAAAGCCCTCCTTTATACATTTACATCACAATTAATAAATTAAGGTTATGTCAAAACAAGAAATTGAAGCAGTAATTGAAGCGTTAAAAACAGGTTTAGCTTCATCTGAACAACAGTGGGATAATAAAATACCACACGCTCAAATAGTAGGTTATTTACAGGGTGCAATTGAAGTAGCTATTTCACATTTAGAAGGTAAAATTAAGTAACGATGACACCAATCAAAATTGTTTACTACTCGGAGGTTATTGATAACTGGGGTAGAACAGAAAGCTCAGCAAAGGGCCATAATATATTTTCCGTTTTGAACAATCCAATGGATTGGAATGATGATATGATGTTTTATGATGAACGGGGTTGTAAATATTTTATTGATGATCTTGTTGGTAAACAAGTACAAGTAGTTGACATAGGTATTTTTACTGTCCCTAATGAATAAATAACAATGGCAACACTACGAAACAGAAACAATGCTATTGCAATGTTAGATAACCTAAGAGAATTTGGTTATCAGGATTCACAAATACTAGATCTGATTATAAGTCATTTTCTATCGGGTGAACAAGCATATAATGTTATGGAACATGTGTATGATGAGTTTGGGTTAGATGAGGGTGAAGATGAAACAAAACAATAAGGAGGTAACAATGGAAAATAAAAAACAGACAGCAGTAGAATGGTTAATGGAAAAAATAGCCACAAAAGATAGTGATAGTTTTATTGCCATGTCTTTTTATGTAGCTTTTAAAGAAGAATTCCAACAAGCCAAAGCAATGGAGAAGGAAGAGATGTTTGAATATATTAAAAAGAACTATGTTAATGGAGAAAATTCATTAAAGTTTCATAAAGAAGAATTTGAACAATATTACAACGAAACCTATGGCAAAACTAAAAATAGAGTGTGAAATAGAAATAGATGATGAGTTGTGGTATAGCCACAATGATGTGGAAGAATTGGAATGGTTCAAATCATTGTTAAATGATAAGGAAAATACTATGTTGATACTTTGGAGTAATGATGTGGGAGATGAGATAGGACAAACAAATGAATTTAAATGGAGAATAATATAAATCCAGAATAATAAAATAGTCAGGTGGCGACATGGTGTTGTCGTAAATAGAATATCATAGGTCGTAAGCCCTAAAGCAGGTTCGAATCCTGTCCTGACTACTAAAATAACAAATGTGTTAGATGCACTAAAGATGCGCAAAGTGGCGCTGAAGGTAATGGAGGTTAGGTGATACGAAAAGGTAGTAACGGATGACAAAAACTAGAGTGTAGGGAAATTGAAAAGAGAGTTTCGGGCGCTCGAAAAATAAGATTAGGGTGATGGGTGGAATGAGTTGTGGTGATTGGTGGTGATGAATTGGTGCAGATCGAGAAAATTGTACACACCAACACCCATCTTACAACTCGACCATATATCCAGATATACTTTTCACGCATTTTGTACCAATTTTTTACGTTCTTTTTGTTCTTTTTTGTTGTTTTGGCAAGATTTTTTGCCTACATTTACATCATAAACAACAAACAACATGTCAAAAGTACAAATCAAGTCTATTTTTGAACAGATTTCAGAAGTAGTATTCAACACAGCCGATCTGAATTTTGCAAAGCAAAACACAATCGAATTTGTTCAGTCAAAAAACATCAACGACAAAGACAAACAGTCAATTTTAAAAGCAATTAATGAATGTAAAACAATTCAACGTTTTCAAATGTATATTGCTAACGCATTACTTAAGTATGAAGGATTAGGAGCGGATAGGATGGCGAAGGAATATAAGCCGCACAGATAACGCAAAGCAAACGCGCAAATTTAGTTAAGGAAAGACAACTGTAATGGTTGTCTTTTTTTGTTCTCGTATATTTATTGTTGTTCAAACGATGAATTCGTCTAAGTAGCCCGTGAGTTACTCAACCTAGTAGCACAGCCCTTTGTAGCACCGCCAACGGTTATAGTCAGTACGAACAAACAAATATGTAAACTGTGGTAGGTTCAGACAATAATCACCAACAAACAATTTAGCAACTGTAGTAATCCAGAAAATGATTACCAATGTACGAACAAATTTTTAGAAAACCTAGCACTTTTGTGCAGGCTATCTTTGTGCTTGGCAAAGCTTTTGTTTGTATCTTGTAGCCAATTTCTTTTTACTACGAATTTTTTGCAACAAAAAATGTTGGAAGGCAAAACTCAAGTCGTATATTTACATCGTTAAATTTAAAAAATAAATAATAAAGGTTATGAGTACAGAAAACACAACAGTTGCTACTGCAACAGAATCAAAACGTAAAGGTCGTCCAACAGTTGAAGGTTCAAAGCGTCAACAAGTATTAGCTGCTCGCGCAGAGCGAATCGCTAATGGTGATCAAATTAAAAGAGGTCGTCCAGCATCAACTACAAGCAAACGCCAGCAAAAATTAGCTGATCGCGCAGCGCGTATTGCTAACGGTGAGAAAGTAGGTCCCGGACGTCCGAAAAAACAAACCGAAACCGTTGCTGCTTAGTAACGGTTTTTTACCTAAATCGCCTGTAGACTTTTTGCCTGCAGGCGGTTTTTTCTTTGTTTTTTTATTCCTTTTTATTATATTTATCTAAAATTTTGTACCATGAATAAGGAAAAAATATTAAGACACCTGCGTAAAGCAGAAGAGGAAATCAATAACATATTAGATGAAGCGATGGAATCTAATACCGTAATCACCAACATTGACTTAGAATACATGGGTCAGCAAGTAAATAGCATGATTGCTGAATTAGAAGAGATCGATGAATTAGAGACGGACGCCGAAGAAGGTGTATGGGACGATGTAGATGAGGATGATGATCTATTTGATGATTATTAGTACGGTTTTGGCGCTTATCTGAGCGCCATTTTTATTATGTATTATGGTGAGAACTAAGTGTAATAAATGCTCTAAGCAATTTTTATCGTACGATCCTGGGGATCCTTGTCCGGCGTGTAGAAGAGGGAAGCTGAGGGAAGGATGGTCTGGAGGGCCTGGGGCTCCAGCTCCAAAGAGGGCTCCTTTGTCCGACAGTAAATTTTTTAAACAACGAAGCAGCTTCAGAAATATTGGTAGATCAAAGTAATTTTATTATATTTACATCACAATTAATAAGTTCTTTGAATTATGACAACAGCAATCAACAGCAGCACTGCTGCTAAGGCCTTTTTAGGTCACGGAAAAAGTAAATTATCATTTACTGAATTAATCAAAATTGAGAATTTGCCTGCATTAAATTACGAGCATAATCGTTATGATTGTATAGGCAAACAATGGGAACAATTTTTAAAAGACAATCAAGAATTCAAATCATTGCTCAAGAAGATAGGTAAAGAGATATTCGGAGAAGAATACAAAATCAAAAAAGATATGTATTGCGTTTTGCACATCGATAGTGATTTTTCCGTACCTAAAGACAAAGCCTACATCTACGTGAGTGGCGACAGTTGTCTTTATCTAGTAGATGATCTAACTCAATTCAGTGAAAATCGTCAAACAGAAAAAGATTGGAACGTTCACGGATGGCACGAAGTAATTTAAATTAAAGCGCTCTATGAGCGCTTTTTTTGTGTCAGGCACAGTTATTTGTATTATCTTTATATCATAAATAAAAACGATTATGAACACACAAGAAATTATCAACGCATTAAAAGAAGTAGATGGTGAAACAATGGAAAACATCATCAGAGAAGTAGGGATGGAAGATCAAATGTTAAGACAATTGATCATGACTATGCCTGTTGATCAAATCGAGTATCTAGTTGCTGAGCGAAAAGAACTTGATGGTCAAAACTAATTTTGTACATTTAAATCACAATTAATAAAAAAATAAAGGTTATGAAAAATCAAAACGGATTAGCGTTATTCAACGCAATGAAAGCAGAAGCAAAATCATTAGGTATTGACATTACCGGAATGAAAAAAGCCGAAATCGAAGCTGCAATCGCAGGCAAACAAGAGGTGGAACCCCAAACTGAGAATGTTGTCATCAACATCACAAACGAGGGTGTTACCAAGAAAAAAGGTAGACCGGTGGATCCAAATTCACCTAGACAGATTCGTATTGCTGAAAAAACTCGTTTGCGTGAAGAAGGTTTGTTGCGCAGAGGTAGGCCAGCTGTAGAGGGATCAGCCCGTCAACAAAGAATGCAGGCGCGCGCTGAGAAGCTAGCAGCCGGTATTCAGATCAAACCGGGTAGGCCTAAGGTAGTTAAAGCAGAAGTTGTTTCTTGATTGTTATAGTTGTTTTTTATTAGACAGAGCGTCTCAGAAATGAGGCGCTTTTTTTGTTGTTTGTCAAGATTTTTTTGTTATTTTTACATCACAATTAAATAAAAATACTATGTCAAAAAGATTTATTGTAAATGAAATTAGACCTATAACGTCTATTTACACTTATGTTGTTGAAGCAAACAATGAAGAAGAAGCTTTAGATAAAGCACTCAAAGGTGATTTTTTGTCTCTAGATCAAGAACTAGAAGAAAATGATAATGATCCTAGTTATGATATCTATGAAGAAGGTAAAGGATAATATCTTTATATCATGAAAATATTAATAGCAAAAATAATCATAATATCATGCTGTGGGTACAGCAATGGTAGTTTCCAGTATGAGGCTAAATCAGCGAATGATACCTTAACATACACTGTTTATAGCACAGCTAAGTACAATGTAAATGATACACTTCAATATCGATTGAAATAATTGTTGTTTAGTCAAAATTCGTTGTTTATATTTACATCACAATTAAATAAATAAAACAATGAAAGTAAAAGAATTAATTGAGATACTATCTCAACAAGATCCAGAAACAGTAATATGTTTAAAAAACACTGATCCTACTGATTACACAGTCAAATTAGAATTACAAGAAGAAGACATTGATTTAGACGATGACTTATGTTGTGATAATTTTGATGAAGACGATGATGATATCTTCGATGATGAAGGTAAGTATATAGGACCTAAAGTCATTACATTTAATTTAGATTATTAATTAATATTTGGGTAGTCAAGACTACCCATTTATTTTTATATCACAATTAATAACGATATGAAAAACACTTATCTAATTTTCCCAAATCCAAGTGACATTTATTCTAATTTAACTACTACATGTACTAGAGAAGAATTAAATGATGTTCTAACTGAGTTAGAGTTAATGGAACCCAATGATCATTATTCAAATTATGCTTGGGTTATATTTGAAAACGGAATAATGATTCAAGGTTAATTATTTAAGGCTCGTCAGAGCCTTTTTTATTACATTTATATCACAATTAAAACAAAAATATTATGTCAGATTTTAACGTAACAAAATTAGAGAACGGTGATTTCGAAGTAACAAAAAATCATCAATTCAAAGCTAAAGCTTTATTTGTAGTATGGGTTTTACTTATACTAGGTATTGCGGTAATGTCTTCTTGTTCAACGAGTAAATCAAAATTCCGAACTACTCGCTTTTGTAAAAATCAAATGTACTAATTGTTTGGCGAGTCAAAGCTCGCCACTTACCTTTACATCACAATTAAAAACAAAACGATATGAAAATTTTAAACGGAATTATCAGTGTAGTATTAGGCTTTATCTCACTGTATTTAATGTTTGTTAAAGCACAAAGCGATCAAGATTTTATCATTGGTTTCTTAGTATTGATGATGGCAATTACATTTATGTGTTTTATGATTATGGGCGAGCAGAAAGAGGAGATCGAGAAATTAAGACATCAGATCCTAAGAATGAAAGGGCTAATGCAATGATAAAAATAATAGCGGATCCGGAAAACTTAGCTATAGTAGCATTTATCACACCGAAATTCAATTTCATAATGTTTAATAATTGATTGTTTGTTTGATTATTGTTTAGTTGTTTTAAGGAAAAGTGGACGGGCAAAGCTCGTCCACTATCTTTATCTCATAATAATTAACAAACAAATGAAAATAATTTTAACACCACAAGAATCAGAAGAAATGTTCCACAATGCATTATGTAACGGATTGTCTTACATTTCAGGCTACGGTCTCATCTTAGAAACAGATGAGCAAGATTATCAAGCCGCTAAGCAGAGCCTCAAATCAAAGAATCCCGATCAAGGAATCTGTTACGAGGATGTTTTATTAGAGGTACTTCGTTTAGGTAAATCATTAACTATAATAGATGAAGAAGGTGATGGTGAAATGAATAGTACAATTGATCTATCGGACGTTCATGAGAGAGTAGCTCAGACACCAATAGAACATCTGACGAATATGATTACTGAAAATGATGATGCGGAAACAGCTGATGTAATGCTGCAGACCGTATTCTATCAAGACATTATATTCGGATAATAAGAACATACGGTTTAAACGATTGAGCGCATGCGAACATAAAAGCATGCGCTCTTTTGTCTCTATCGCATATGATCGCAGGTGTGCTAGTATAAAGCAATATTTACGCGAGCTAGCGCGCTCGATAAAAAATCACCCGCCGGGCAAAAGAGATCTAGGGAAGTGCAGGCGATAGCGGCCCGCCGGCGATCTAATAGCGATCTGTCCCCATGCTAGCCGCGGTCCATGCGCGGGATGATGTTGGTACAAAATTTAATGTGACGTATTCACAACTCGCAAACACCTCTTCGCCATCGACAGTATATACGTATATCTCCAATTTTTGCGTTCGCATTTTCGGACTAACCCCTTTTGGGAAATTTTGCAAGATGTCAAAGAACTCTTTTAAACGATCTTTTTGTGTCGACAAAAGTATATACTTATATTGTAGTCAGGACAGGATTCGAACCTGTAATGTTTACCACGTTAAGGCTGTTTGCAAACGGTGCTACCTACGACCTGCGTCTACCACGACCGGGATATCCCGATCCTTTCGCCACCTGACTATTTTATTTATTATGATGTAAAGATAAAATTTTTTCTTTAAGTCTCCAAATATTTATTAATATGAAGAATTATTACGAGGAATTATTCCAATACATGTCAAATACCCCTAGTTTGGCTGGTCCACTTGAAAAGCTCCAACAAATTAAAAATAATCCAGTTGAGGTTATTAAAATGTACAACATGTACAAAGATGGGGTTAAAAATTATTTATCCCAGAAAAAACAGGGATTAAGTGAAATTAAAAAATTCACTATTAAATCCGAAGATAAAGCAGCATTCATCAATCGCCTTGAAAAATTAGGAATAGCTATTGATAGCTATGCTATTGAAGATGATAAATTGAATGGTACTTTCTCAATTGAATTTATTGATCCTCAAGCTATCGACATGGTTAATCAAGTGTTGAGGCGTTCCTCTAAAATAAACCAAGTTAAATCGCCTAAAAGCGTATATACGGATAAAAAGGCGAATGGGAAAGGCAGTGCGCTAAAAGAGGTGGAAAATCCAAAAGACGTTATTAAATTAGATGTACCTTTATTTATTCGTTTACTTGAGTATGCTCGTGAAGATGCTAAAACAGATATGGATCTTCATGATGTAGCCGAAAATATAATTAGTATGGCCTCTGAAGGACGAACATTGAATATGAATGACTATAATAAAATTATATCTAAAAAAATGATGGAGGATTTTAATCCTGAAGAATATGAGTGGGAAATTGATCCTGAATTATTAGGGGTAGGGGAATTAGATAGAGGTGACTCTGTTAAATGTAAAATATTAACTGTGAATGGAGAAGAGGAAACAATATCGTTTAGTTTAGAAGATGTGGGAGAAGAAGTAGGCCTAAATGAAGATACCGGAGGTATTTGTCGGGCTATAGATAGTAGAGGTGTTATTTATGAAATGGAATGTACCTTATTTAACACAGGGCTTGATGGGTATTATATTACTGATGTTGATGGAGATACACTTACCGTAGCTAATTAAAATATGACTTTACCTGAAGTTGAATCAAATTTAAAAAACATGTTCGTTGATCGTGATCTACAGATTAAGGAATATGTTAGTGGCATTTACGATTATGATAATGAAGATGCCTACGAAAATATAACAATGAGCGAGTTAGAAGAAGATTTTAAACTTTTTCTTACTTTCTATGAAGGAAGTTTGGATACCTAAAAGATTTTTAGTATTTTTTGCCTACGGGTTTGGTTAAAAAGGTAGGAAAGGGAGAGACAGACAGTGGGGACGGGGAACGACGTATATTTATATATAAACATATACAATTATGAGATTTAAAAATCAAGTTATAGACGGCTTAACACAAGCCCAAAACATTGGACATAAATTACAAGTTCAAGTTAATCGCGGTATGTCCCAAGAGGAACTTATTGAAACCGTAGAACAATTAAAAGAACACTTAGAAAAAGTTAAAGAATTGGTTAGTACTGAGCATGACGATTTTGATTTTGCTTTTAACCAAACATATAACGGATAATTATGGAAATATTTTTATGGGTATTAGGAGTACACCTAGCTGAATTGTTGGGAGTAGGTGTTTATTTTTTAATTAGAAAAAATACTACTTTAGAAAAAGTTGTTATTCAACAACAACAATATATTGAGAATATAGATTTTATTTCATCTCAGCTAATATCTAGTTTATCTAAAATAGATGAACGTATGTACGTTGAAGGCGATGCCGAGCTAGAAGAAGTATTTAAGGATATAAGTGATCTAAAAGAACTTTTAGAAAACGTTTCTAAAAAATAACTTGGCTACCACATCTTTCCTTATTACCATCGTAATTAATGGAAAATAATCAAAACAAGACAGGTCCTAGTGTATATTTTACCCAAGAAACTGAGGACGCCATTCTGGAGTTTTTACAAACTACAGATGAAATCGAAAGGAATAGAATCTACAATGATAAGATTAGGTATGCTTTCTATAAATTAGCAGAAAACATTATACATACCTTCAAATTCTACTATACAGATATAAACACTATTGAGGAATTAAAACACGAGGTGGTTACATTTCTACTAGAGAAACTTCATCTATATGCTCAGGGAAAAGGTAAAGCGTATTCATATTTTGGAACTATCGCTAAACGATACCTAATTATATACAATAACAATAATTATAAAAAACTCCAGAAACATGGAGAAATGGATGAAATTGAGGAAGATAAATCGTTTTTAGATAGGACTATAAGGGAATCTGAAGATGATATCAATTTAAACTTATTTATAGATTTATACGTAAAATACGTTGATAAGTATCTTTATAAATTATTCCCCAAACCACAGGATGCTAAAACAGCAGACGCCGTTATGGAATTGTTCCGAAAAAGAGAATCGTTGGAAATATTTAATAAAAAAGCTTTATATATATACATTCGTGAAATAACAGATGCCTCTACTCCTCAAATAACTAAGGTAACTAAAAAATTAAATACCCTAAGAGTTAAATTATATAATGAATATTATTCTACAGGATATATAAAGTTCTAAATAACTCATATTTATAATAAACAACGATTATGACCAATTTTGATGATATAACGCTTTTTGGTAATACTTCATTGTCAGACATATTTAAGCAGATACATAAAAATAATAAATCTGTTGATAGTCAGATCAATGAATTAATAGGGGCTATCAAGCCTCTTGCATCATCTAATGCTGGTTCTGCTGTAATGTTAATGCCTACTATAAAAGATCTAATTGATGTTAACGTAAAAAATAATGATCAATTAATAAAAATGGCTGGGATAGCACAGCGAGCTACTAATAATTCGTCTTCAACTAGTGAATCGTTGATAGATATGAGCGAAATTCAATTATTGTTAGACGAACAAAATGCTATTAAGGAAGAAGGTACAAAACTGTTAGAGGCTGCTCAGAAAGATTTACAAAAACGTTTAGAATAAAATGGCTTTAAAATACGGTTTAAAAGGTAGTAACCAAATAAGCAACCCTGTAAAGAAAAAAACTACAGAGCAAAATGAAGCTTCTATTTCTTCATATGGAAAGGTTTTTGGGGTAGTTACTGGTATTAATCTGCCTACTGCCAAGATGTATGAAAAAGCAAATAAAAGGGTAGGAGCCGTATTTTATAAAGACTATTATGCTAGCCGAACTGAAAATGGAAGTTTGACAGATGATTTTTTAAATACATGTGATATTGCTTACCCTTTCTACAGTAATATTCAAGACTATCCTTTATTAAGTGAAATAATTCTTATACTACCAGGAGCATCTATAGGGTCTCAAACAAAAAAAGATACTAAAGGAGATATATCATATTGGCTATGTACTGTTAATCTTTGGGGAAACAGTGAACAAAATGCTCAATCTTCTGATAGTAATTCTCCTTTAGGAAAAACATATAATGAAAATGGAAATATAAAAAATTTAATAACATATGAAGGCGATTATATATTATCTGGTCGAACAGGCCAATCTATTCGTTTCGGTAGTACCGTTGGATTATATAGTAATCCTGATAACCCAAATTATAACGAATGGAGTAAAATAGGAGACAATGGAAGTCCTATTTTAATACTTTCCAACGGATTAAGTTTTAATAGTACCCCACAACCTTTATACTCAGAACGAATAAATAAAGATGCTTCTTCCATTTATTTAACGTCAACTCAGGCTTTACCTATAGAAATAGATTCTACCGGTTTAAAATCTCCATTAATTGGAGAACCAACATCACCTGATTCTTATAATAGTTCACAAGTTGTACTAAATGGTGATAGAATATTAATTAATTCTAAAAAGGATGAAGTGATGTTATTTTCTAAAACAAATACTATCTTAAAAGGAAATGGAATTAATTTAGTAGGAAATTCTATTCAACTTACTTCAAATGATATATATTTAGGTAAAAACACAGATGGTTCTTTACCTCTTGAACCCGTTTTATTAGGTTTTAAAGTAATAGATTTATTATCTGATTTAGTAAAAGCATTACAAACATTTACTACTACTGCTTCTCCATCAGTTGATAGTACAGGAGCACCTATTCCTACTTTAAAAGCAGCTGCTGACCGTCTTAATACTGATTTGGAAAAGGTAAAAGATATGTTTAAACCTGAAAATACTGACAAATATATAGCTTCTAACCAAGTATTCATATCATAATGAACGTATCATCTTTAATATCACCAGGAATAACTAAAACTTTAACCAGTACTGGCTTACCTAGTGCTTTTGGTGATCAAGTTAAAGAAGCAGCAAAGAAAAAAATAATATCTGCTGCTTTAGGACAGGTTCAAATTCTTCAACAAAAATTAGAAGATATAATAAAGAAAAAATTAGAATTAGAAGTAACACATAAATCTAATCTAAATAAATTAGAAAATCAGTATCAACCTAAACCTCCAACTAAACCTACATTAACCGAGGAAGAATATAAAGAAGCAGTAGCAAGTGAAAATGCTAGATACGCTGCTGAAAAAGAATCATTAAATAACCAACAGCAAAATACTGAAAATCAGATTCAAAGCATAACTAAAGATCCTAAAAAACGTAGAAAAGATAAACAGAAAAAACAAAAGGACAAACAAAAACGAAAAGATATTAGAAATAAAGCAAATAAAACAAAAGCTATTTCTGCTTTAATAAGCAGTACAACTAAATCATTTGCCCCTCTTTTAATATTGAGTGGAACTATTTTAATTTCTAAATTAGCAGTTCAAAATAGTAGTCTTCAAACTTTAGTAGACAATACTAACGATATAATAGATAACGCTCAAACCCCAGAACAATTAGATAATGCTCGGGTAAGTCGTAACTCAGCTTATAATGTTTTAGATAATAATGAAAGAACATTTACAAGAATTCAAGAAAGTTTACAAATTATTCAAATTATAATCACAGTAACTCAAATATTAATTCCTTTATTATTCCTACTCCCAGTTCCTCCTTTACCGCTAATTGAAGAACTTCAAAAGAAATTATCGTTAGCCCAAATTGTATTAGCAACACTGACTGCTCTTTTAATTCCTATAATTGATGAATTAAATGATTTAAAAGCTCAATTAAAAACTGTTGATAATAAATTAGATATAGAAACTATAAACACAAATTCACTTGATAATCTCAATGCATTATTAAATGATATTAAACAACCAAAAGATGAAATTTATAAAGGATTTAGATTAAGAATTAAAGAAGATCAAGATCCTCGTACTTTTGTTAAAGACAGCATTAAACGCCACTATGCAGCTGCGTTTGATAAAGATAATGTAGAAGTAGTTAAAAGTGATTATTCGTATACATTAGAACCACAAATATTAATAGATCAATTAAAAATAATTATAGACCAACGAAATTTACAAGCTTAAAATATTTATACGTATGAATGTAAAAACATTTAAAAATTTAATCAAAGAGGCAGTAGCCGAAGCAGTTCGCGAGGAATTACATGCTATTTTAAATGAAAATAAACCAGCAAAACCATTGCAAGAAAATAAAACATTTAATTTTACTAGCAATGATGTTTCAGCCGCAGGTGATGTAAGAGCACAATTGAGAAGTAAAATGGGAGCCATGTTTGGTTTTGAACAACCTACTGTATCTAATAACGGTGTACCGTTAGTTGTTGATAAAACCAATGAAAATCCATTTACTAATTTTATAATGGATGCTGCATTAAGTATGACTGCTCAGGATAAAGCCGGTTTAAGTAATTTAGGATAACATGCCCATACCTCAAGTAACACGTATAGATCCCTTAGATTTGCAAAAAAATATTGCTATTGGGGTATCTCTACCTTTTAATGGACCCGGGGTATTTAATAAAACATATAGTACTAAAGATCAAATAAAATCTAACGTTATTAATCTTTTATTAACAAATAGAGGTGAAAGAATAATGAACCCTAATTTTGGGGCTGATATAAAAGATCTATTATTTGAGGGGATGACAGATAATCTTAAAAGTATAATTCAAGATAGAGTAGCTGCTTCATTTACAACTTATATCCCACAAGCAAGTATAAGCAATGTTGATGTGGTTTTTAGCGAAGATACAAATACCATAAACGTAACAGTTAATTATACCTTAAATATTTCAGGAACCCCAGATCAAGTTACTATAGAATTTCAATAAAAATGGCAAATAATATATCATACATAAATAAGAGTTTTGGTGATTTTAAAGCGAATTTAATAAATTACGCTAAAACATATTTTCCAAATACATACAACGATTTTTCGGATGCGTCTCCAGGAAATATGTTCATTGAACTAGCCTCTTATGTAGGTGATGTAATGTCATTTTATTTAGATACACAAATTCAAGAAAACTTTTTATTATATGCTAAGGAAAAAGAAAATTTATATGCCATGTCTTATGTTATGGGATATAGACCTAAAGCATCATATGCTTCTTCTGTTGACTTAGATGTATATCAAATAATGCCTTCTACTATAAATGTAGTAACAGGAGAAACTGTACCTAATAATACAGTATATGGTTTAATAATCCCAGCTAATACAAATATAACTTCAACCTCTACCGGAATAAATTTTATAACAACTGAAGCGGTAGACTTTACTGATTTAACAGGAGCTGAGGTAAGTTTTGTAGATAGTAATTTCTTTTTAATTAAAAAAACAGTTAAAGCTATATCAGCTGAAATAAAAACTTCTACTTCTACTTTTACCACACCACAAAAATTTCAAACTGTTACTTTAACTGATACTAATATATTACAAATTTTAGACGTAACAGGAAGTGATAGTAACCAATGGTATGAAGTACCTTATCTAGCTCAAGGAACAGTATACCAAAAGATAGCCAATACCGGATCAGATGCTTCTCAAGTTCCTTATTTATTACAACTACAAAGAACCCCAAGACGATTTGTATCTAGATTATTATCTGATAATACAGTACAACTAGAGTTTGGAGCTGGAATATCTAATACTTCTGATACTAATATTATTCCTACACCAGATAATATTCAATTAGGATTAGTTCCTGGAATTTCGGATTTGTCTAATAACTATAATAAAGCATCTGTATTTTTTACTAGAGAATATGGTTTAGCTCCATCTAATACTACACTACAAGTTAGATATTTAGTTGGTGGTGGTATAACATCAAACGTACCATCAAATGATTTAACACGTATAGATACCGCTGGAGTATATTTTAAGAATGGAACTCCACCAGGTATAGGTTTACCTACCCAAGTGTTACAAAGCGTGGTTAGTAATAATCCTGCTCCTGCTACTGGTGGTAGAGATGGAGATCAAGTTGAAGAAATTAGAAATAATGCTTTATATGCTTATTCATCTCAAATGAGAGCTGTAACTAAAACAGACTACATAGTAAGAGCCTTATCTTTACCTTCAGAATACGGAAGTATAGCTAAAGTATATGCCACTCAACCATTATCATCAGATAATAGTGGTAATACACCTAATTCACTAGCATTAGATATGCACGTTCTAGCATATAATTCTAGCAAGCAATTAATCAACGCAACCAGTAATTTAAAAAATAATTTAGTTACTTATATTAATGAGTACAGAATGACAACTGATGCTATTAATATTAAAGATGCATTTTATATTAATATAGGTGTTAATTTTGATATCACTACCGCCGCTGGTTCTAATAATAACGAAGTAATTAGTAACTGTATATCAACATTACAAGATCATTTTAATATAGATAAATGGCAAATTAATCAACCTATTATATTATCTGAAATAACATCTAAATTATTAAGAGTAAGAGGTGTACAGTCAGTAGTAAAGGTTGAAATAATAAATAAACAAGATTCAACAGGAGCTACTTATTCTTTATATGGATATGATATTCCTGGAGCTACAAGTAATGGAGTTATTTATCCTTCATTAGATCCTTCTATTTTTGAGATTAGATACCCTAATACAGACATACAAGGAAGAGTAGTAATACTTTAAATATGAGGAGGGCAAAGTCCTCTTCTTATGTTTACAAAAAAAGGTTATGAAAAAAATTATTTTATTTGCTTTACTAAGCATTAGTTTATTTTCTTGTGTTAAACCAGAAGATGAAGAAGAAAAAGGGCCTTACCCTTGTTTAAATGGAAACTGTGAAGGCTTCTTTTACATTTCAGGTCCTGGAGAAGATTCAATTGATTTAAATGGATATCACCATATAAAATATATTGGATTAAATTACTTTACAATAAGAGGAGAACTATCAGAATTAATTCCAAAATACGTAATCAATGAAGTTCCATTAATTGAAGTAGGTTTTGATTCGGATTATTTTGTATTGTTTGACACAGTTAGATATAGATACCCAGTATATTCATTTTTAGGACTATACACGGATAAGCGTTTTAAAGATCCAATTCCTGTTGGGACACGTACTTACACAATGGCTGGTTTATCTGATTTTATGTCTCCCACTAATATTGTTGGATATCAAATACCTAAAAAATTCACAGGATGGGAAAAACCATATGCTCGTACAATATTAGCAGTTTACAGTAAGTACACGTATCAACCGGGAATTAATATATTTTTAGATGATGAAATGATTGGGGATACTGCTACTATTTTTATGAGAGTTGTTTTCAATAGTGATTTTGGTCGTCAAGAAATTAAGAATTACGAGATGAAAGTAATTTTTGAATAAAACATGTATATACCATATTTATAGGAAAATAAATCTTATAATTATGGCATACACAAAAGAACAAATCGAAGCAGCTGTAAAAGCAAAAGGTTATGTATGGTTCGAAGGAACTAAAGATTACGATCTAAATATTGTTGGTGTTCGTAACTCAGCAACAGGTAACAAAGTTACAAACGTATTTGATGATACAATGACTGTATCTTACAAAGTAGGTGGTAACTGGGTATTTAAACAATGGCAGTGCACAACTGATCCAGGTACTAAAGGTGTAAAAGAATTTCACAACGCAGCAGGTGTTGCTCGTTTAGTTGAAGGACAATATCGTGGTTCACACACTTTAGGTTTACACCAAGGTAAATATGAGGCTTTAAAACAAGCTAAACCAGTTAAAGTTTATCGTGATGCAAACAAAGACATGACTTATGATGAAACTAAAATACAAGAAGGTATTTTTGGTATTAATATTCATAAAGCAGGTGTTGATTCTACTTATGTAGAAAACTGGTCTGAAGGATGTCAAGTGTTTAAAAAAGCAGCTGATTTTGAAGCATTCATGGTTATTGCTCGTGAAGCAGCTAAAATCCATGGCCCATCATTTACTTATACTTTAATTGAAAGTGCTGATATTAAGTAATGAAAAGTCAACCTAAAAAACGCAACAGAAAAAACGTTTTAAAAAATATAAAACGTATACAAGAAAATCGTAAAGTAATTGCTTCTTTAAAAGCTAACTAAGTGACCAAATTATGGAAGTAATAGAGGAAGAATATCCTGATTTTATAGATAATTACGATATATAAATAAAAATTTATAACTGCCATATTTATATGTATAAAAACTATATTTATGGCAGTTTATAAAATATTTCCTGAAAAAAGCGCCACGTTGTATTCATATTATAATAGTCTTAATTCAGGATTAGATGAAATATTAGAATTAAGTACATTTTACACAATAACAAGTACCAATGAGGTATCACGTTTGTTATTAAAATTTCCACAAAGCGAAATTACAGACGTAATAAGCAATAAAATTTCAGGAAGCACGTATGATGCCTACCTAAAACTATATCTAGCATATGCTAGTGAAATTCCATTAGATTATACAATATATGGTTATCCTATATCCGGAAGTTGGAATGTGGGTACTGGTAAATTAGCTGATTCACCCATAACTACTGATGGTGTTAGTTGGAAATATAGAGATGAAATAAGTGGAAGTACATGGTTTGGCATAGGATTCCCAGCAGGAACAACAGGTTCATACACAGGTTCTAATTCAGGTGGTGGATTATGGTTTACTGGGTCATATGAAACTAGCCAATCCTTCAGTCACAATAGTTCAAAAGATATTGAATTAAAGGTAACCAATACTGTAAATGCATGGTCAAGCTCTTCTATTTCTAATGAAGGATTTATAGTAAAACATTCAAATTCTATAGAATTTACCACTGCTTCTAAATTTGAAACTAAATACTTTTCAGCAGAGACTCATACTATATACCCACCTTGTTTAGAAATTCGTTGGAATGACTCAGTTTATAGTAGTTCATTAACGCAAATCACATCTGATTTAATAGTAGCTACTATAACAAATAATCAGAGCGAATATCAGCAAGACTCAGTACAACGTTTTAGAGTAAATGTAAGAGATAAATTTCCTACTAGGACTTTCCAAACTGCTTCCGTATATTTGAATAATAAAATATTACCTTCTTCTTCATATTGGTCAATAAAAGATTTGGATACTGAAGAAATTATTGTAGATTTCGACACTAATTATACAAAAATAAGTGCTGATTCACAAGGCAATTATTTTGATGTTTATATGAATGGATTACAACCAGAACGTTATTATCAATTACTAGTTAAAACAGTATTGTCTAATAAAGAAGTTTTAGTTTTAAACCAAGATTATTATTTTAAAGTTATAAGATAATGTCTAAAATACCTATACAAAAACAGATATTTGACAAAGATAATTTTCCTAAAGTAGTAGATACTCAATTTTCTCAATTAATTGATACTACACAAGGAGAAGATACTCTTAGTTTTACATTAGAGGATTTTTTTACGTTATATGAACAATTATTTTTTCAAATTCCTAAAGAAGGAGATGCAGATTCTCATAGATTTATCTTAGAAAAAGAAGCGGAATATTTAGGAATTAATTTAAACACAGATGACGTTCAGGCGTTACTAGCAGAAATAACTACTTTAAGACAAGAAGTTTTAACAGCACAACAAACAATACAGACATTAACATCGGGTAGAAATGGCCAATAATATTCAGATAATAGGAAATATAACAGATACTGATATTGTCAGTAGATACTCAATAGATGATATTAGATTAATTGGAGTACAAGAAATTCAAAACTATTTTGATCCTGATACAGATTATATAGAATATTTTATATACGATGTTAGTGGGGCTTCATTATTAGGATTAGATTACGCTTACAGTAAATTTAAACTTCCAACAGATTCAGGTTTAACCCCAGCATTTACTCCTGCTCCTAACTCAGAAAATCAAATAACAAATAGTGATTTAGGAACATTAAACTCTAATACACCGGATACCGGTTCTTCATTTACCTCTATTGAAATCGATCCTGTAAAAGATTTACAAGATTCTGGGTATAGATCAGGTGAATTTAGAACACAATATAATTTCTTTAAAAATAAAGTAGGTTCACCTGATGATACATTTTTCTTAAAAAGAATATCAGCTGATAGAACAGAAATTAGTATAGCTTCTACTTCTAAATCAAATGAAGAAATAGAAACTATTGCTAATAGTTTAATAGATGAAATAAATTCATCTCCTTATTTTATTAATTATCTTGTTAACTTTGGTTTAAATACTCAAGTTATAACGGTAAACATAGCTTTAGATAAAATAGATGCTGGGTATGAGATCCTATTTAAACTTTATGACCCTCTACCAGATAATATTATTGAAAAAGCAGATTTATGGGTAGTTGAAGAAAAAGTAAGCCCATATGCTTTTAGTATTAATTTAGATACTTTAATCTCTCCTCCACCACCATTAATGTTAAGAGGAGCTAATTTTAGTATCCCTATTTCTAAAGAAATAAATACAATATCTACTCAATACTCAGGATATAATAACTTATTTTCATCATTACAACTCACACAATCTAATACTTATAATAAATTATCAAATGCTTTAACATCAAATAGTATTGCTATTAATGTTGATTATACTGATTATGATAATTTTAGCTTTTTTGGTTCTGTAGAACAACGTTTGGATGGATTTTACAATAAAGTAAAAGATATAGAAGACTACAGTAATCTTATTTTAAATTATTCATCTAGTGCCTCTTTTAATCCTTATCTTAAATTAGAGATTAACAAATACTCAGCTAGTATTAATAATATTATTTCTAATTTTGATGGATACGAAACATATCTTTATTTTGAATCTACATCATACGCTTGGCCTAAATCCACTTCAACACTACCATACACGTTATTTCCAACAGGGTCAACATCAGCATCAGTATGGTTTAATAATGCTATATCATCTGCTTCTATATATGATGAATTAAATGCAAATAACTTAATCAATGGGATACCTACATACTTAAGAGATGATCCGGATAATAACCAGTATTTACTTTTCCTAAATATGATAGGCCATTATTTTGATAATATTTGGATTCTACTAAAATCAGTAACTGACATTAATTTAGCTAATAATAATCCAAATAAAGGCATATCTAATGATTTAGTTTACCAAGTTTTAAAATCATTAGGGATAGATTTATTTAACAGTAATGAAGGAGAAAGTTTAGAACAATATATAGTAGGTAATAATACCGGTAGTTTTATATATAGTGGTTCATTAACTGATTTCTCGGCTACAAGTAGCTACTTAAATAATATACCTAGAAAAGACTTAACATACGAATTATATAAACGAATATATCATAATTTACCTCTATTAGTTAAAACTAAAGGAACAACAGCTGGTTTACAAAACATAATAACTATGTTTGGTGTAACTAGTAGTATTTTAAATGTTAAAGAATATGGAGGTGAGTCAAAAACTGAATATTTAAAAGGGTATAGTACAAACAAAGTTAGATTATCTGATACTATAAGTACAGGAAGCGTTTTATCTCCTTTAACTACTATCCAACAAATTCCAACATCGTCTGTAGATTACTTAGATAATGATTTGCAGTTTGTAGATATATCGTTTTCACCCCAAACACAGATAGATTTATATATATCTCAATCTATATCTTCTAGTAATCCTTCATGGGATATGGATGAATATATAGGAGATCCTAGACAACAATATTACAACACTTATCCTGATTTAGATATTCAACGCAAAATATATTTTGAACAGGGAACAGGTTCATATTCTGGTTTTACTTCATCTTATTTAGATTACAACGGATTTATCCGTTTAATTCAGTTCTTTGATAATTCATTGTTTAAAACACTAGAAAGTTTTGTACCTGCTCGTACAAGTTTATCTACTGGTATTACAATTAATTCACCTGTTTTAGAAAGGAATAAGTTTGCATATGCTAACCCTACTACGAGCACAACTGAAAGTATACATGAGGGTGAAATCAATAGTGGAAGCATAGGATCAGAATATGGATTTTTATATGATAATCTACCAGATGATAAAGCAGCATATTATGATGGAGAAATAAGCGGTAGTAAAGTTAATTTATACGATACTTACTTTATACCAAGTAATGAAAATCCATACTTAACAGATATTGATGTTTGGAATTCACAACATGATGTTACTGAAAGTATAAGTCTTGAAAAATTTGCTTTATCTGATTATAATGTATTATTTAATAATGTATCTAGCAGTGTAACATCTAGTGTTAGAAAAATAATAGAAAATCCAGGATTACCAGATATTGTTTTAGAACAAAAAACAAGCTCTATATCTTCTTCAGCTGAACTACAAGATTCGTATTTATCTTTAACATCATATAAAAATTCTAGACACGATGGTAGCAAAATAATATCGTCTCGATATAATGAATTTACAAACGGTGACTCAGGTTCTTTTGGTCTAACATCAGCTATAGATAAATTTCAAGCATTTTTCTTAACATTTAAAGAAATTAGAGGTGCTTATCCTGAGTTAGTAAATAAATCAACATTATGGATTAATAGTTTAGTTGATAAAGATGGTAATCAAACAACTGTAAATTTTAGTACAGGCTCAGCATACTATTATAATTTAATTAATAATTTTGTAAAAGATAGTGTTGTTAACTTACAAATCACTACACTCCCAGCTGGGTCATCTCAAACAGATTTAGATCAATCAACAACAGTATATAGACCTGCTTTATTATGGCCTAAAGTCATATTAACTAATGAATCAGGAAGTAATACTACTCTTGGATATCCTCAGTGGGTGACCGCTTCTTTAGCATTTTATGAAAGTAATAGTACTGGTAGTATTATTAATAAAAGACAACTTACTCGATTAGAGGCATCTTGGTCTTTTGGAGCTAATAGTAGAAATGTATTAACAGCTTCTAGTGATTTAGCGTCTATATTTTATTATTCAAAAAATGCTGGAACAATTTATAGTGATTTAAATTATCCATGGGCTCAAGATATAACATCTCAAAGTTTTGCTGGAGTTGGTGGATACGACACTCCTATACCAACTATACCTAAAGTAGGTCAAGAAATTAGATTTTTACAAAATGAAGATTATGTATACAATATAATATCTTTTGATATGACTCCTCCTGTAATATTTACCCCAGCATTTTTTTATCTTTATCTTTATTTAGATAAATCAATTTCAACTAATTTAACAGCAACTACTATTAATAATGGATATTTAATTAGAGAATATCAAATAGACCCATCTAAACTAGTAATAAACGCCCCCAAATTAGTAGGTAATGCCCCAGGGTATATGACACCACAATATATGTCTCCTGAATTAGCCACTAATTTAAATGGCGTTGTTGAAACTTTAAAAGAAAACGGAATATTATAATATTTATAACAGTAAAAATATACACAAATGGCTATATTAAATCCTACAACAATAACAGTAGACGCAATTTTAACCACAAAAGGACGCCAATTATTAGCGCGTAATGATGGTTCATTTCAAATAACTCAATTTGCTTTAGCAGATGACGAGATTGATTATACATTATATAATCCTGATCATCCATCAGGCTCAGCATATTATGGACAAGCTATTGAGGCTACCCCTGTATTAGAAGCTATACCTAATGATACTCAAATGATGAGATATAAATTAGTAACACTTCCACGTGGAACAGCTAAATTACCTGTTATTAATATTGGGTACAATAGTATTACCATTAAACAAGGAGCTTCATTAACTATTACTCCTCAAACATTAAATTATCTAGGAGCCACTAGTACATTTGAAAGTAGTGGATACACAGTTACTGTAGCAGACGGAAGATTATTATCATCTTTCCAAGGTACTGGTATAACCACAACAACTCCTGGAACTACTTTAAATACAACAACTGGAGCTACATTATCTGTAACCCAAGTAGGAACATCGTTTACCATTACAGGTACAACAATCAATACATTATATGGCACAACATTGACATCATTAACTACAACTATTACAGTAGTAGGTAGAGATAGTGGTGCTAGAATTACTATTCCTTTAGTTGTAAATAAAATCTAAAAATAATAAAATATGTCATTTATAAGATACGCACAAGACGATTCAGTAGTAAGTTCAGAAACCGTAGTAAGAGGTTTATTTAGTAATGATGCTAATACATTATCTACATTCTTTACAGCAAGTAGTAACACAGAATATTATTTGAATGTATACGATTTAGTTACTTCTAATCCTTCATCATCTGTTCAATTTACTGTACAATATGGTAATTTATACGGTTCAGGCTCAGCTTTAATTAATTCATCTGTAACAGGCTCATCTCCAAGTCGTATTGTTTACGGACAGTATAGAAATTTAGTTTACGGTACTGAAACTGTAAATTTTAGTTTTGATGGAACTACAACAGCAGAAGATATATATGTTATTAATTATTCAAGAGCTAGATATAAAGAATCATTACTTCCTGGAGCCTTAAATATAAGGCTTAGATCAGGTAGTGCTCAAATATTTTTAACAGATGACAGTAACGAATCTAGTACAGCTAATTTTATTGGCGAAAACAGATATTACAATATAATCAGTGGTAGTAATGGATCAGCTTTTACTTCAAGTGCTGCTTCAACATATTATGGATTTATGTTTCCTGATCTTAACATTGTAGTTTTAAAAGCAAGTGGGTCTAACTCAGTAGCATCTTTTGTTGCACCTGTTACTAAATCATTTGCTAGTAATAACAATCAAGGAAAAATATTTAATGCTATTTCAGCTTCAGGAGTAGCAGGAAATCCAATGACTGCTAAATCAGCAGAAACAGTATCTTCTCGTTATTTCTTTACTCGTGTAAAAAATAGTGAATTTAATTATACTACTAATCCTTCTATTATAGATTCAAATGGTAATTTATTATATACTAGCTTAGTTAATAATCCACAAACGTATATTACAACTGTTGGTATGTACAATGATAATAATGAATTATTAGCTGTAGCTAAATTATCAAGACCATTAGTTAAAGATTTTACTAAAGAGGCATTAATTAGAATTAAATTAGATTACTAATAAAAATGCATGAGCGCGTTCAAACAGCTTTTCAAATCG